TACAATATCTATAATTCCATTTGTTGTTATATTTGTCTTATTCATCTTAATGTCATGATATATTTTAGTTCCATTTTTAAACTCAAAGCCATAAACCCCATCTTTAAAGATAGACGGCTCACTGATTTTTTGAGAATATAAAGAGCCTATTATTACACCCCAATCTCCACCGTCAGGAGATAAGACAATAACTTGTTGTCCTATCTCGTAAGGAGTGGAAATTTTAAATAATTCAGATGCTAAAGATAAAATAGGAAGTTCATCGCTCACACGACCATTGATATCAACTTTTGCTGTATGCTTATTATTTTCAATAAATATTTCACATATAACGCCAATAGTAATCATATTTGCAAATTTTCTATTTATATCAAACATCTCAAATCCTTAAAAGAAAATCTTTGTAAGAGCCGTGACAAGCCCAACTTGCGAGGCAATAGCAAAAACAACACCGCCTATAATCCAATTTTTAACGGCGTTAATTGCTTCGATAACACCCTCAATCTTCCTTATAAGTTTCTCTTGTCCATCCTTTAGTTCTTGTATCTCTTTGTCGTGATATTTTACTCTTTCCTCAAGTGATGTTATTCTGCTCTCCATATTAGCCCCCCATCTTAATTTTTTCATAGGTTCTAAATCCACCAAAACCAAGTAGTCCAGTAACCAATAATATAAGGTTAGAAATATCCAGTGTTGGTGCTTCTATCTTCACATCGTTAGCAACCAAAAGAGTAACTATAAGAGGTTGTACAATATAGTTATAAGCCAACGCCGAACCACCAACCCATCCTATAAAAGGTCTCCATCCAGCCACAAATATACTATTATGCTTTGCTTCTTGTTCATTTACTTTTAGCTGTCCTGCAATAAGCTCATGTTCAAGTGTTTGTAATTTATTTAGTAGTTCAGCCCTTTTGTTTGGGTCTTCTATCTTTTCTCCCGTGATAGCCTCTCGGATACCAGTAAACAAAGAGCCAATATCTCCAAGACTAAAATCTGCCAATCCCATAAATTCCTCCTTTAAAAGTTTATATGACACGAATACGAATCATTTGAATAGGTAATCATAGGTCAATTTGAGATTCAAAACAAGGGTACTTTGAGACCCCCCTCTTGAGACCCTTGTTTTGAACCCATTAATAAAGCTAATATTCTACAAAAAGGGGTTAGGTGATTGAGTCTCAAGAATTTTTGTTATCAAAGCTAAGAGAAATTGAAAATATCTCAACTTCTATCTATCAAGGCGAATTGGCTCAGCTTGAACAAACACTCGTGATTGTAAATAAAGCACCAATAATACTTATTGATTTTATTGGTGACAAGAGTCACTTAAATCTTGACTCTGAACTTGAATTTTCAATCTATATTGTGAATGTAACACAGAGTATAAACGCTGGAAGTAGAAATATCACCAGAGATGACACGCTTGAACTCATTAATAGTGTGGATAAAAAACTATCCATGACCCAAACTCCCAAAGGCAGTATAGTTAGATTAGGTGGACTTAGAAAAGTCTTTGACACAAAATCCCAAAAGGGATACATGACTATTTTTATTAGACAAGTACTCATATCAAAAGTCAGACATTATCACATCGAGGAGGAAAATTGAAAAATAAGTTTATAGCATTGACGCTTGAGACAGCAAAACATCTTGATTGGCTTAAAATAGGCGTTGTGGGAGAGTGGAAAGGACATCTATCAGGGGAGTTCAAACTTACGACACAAGCATTTGAACAAATGATTTTTAATGCAAAACAAAGAGGACTAGATATAGTTGTTGATTACGAACATGAAACTCTTTTTGGATTTGGTTCTGCTCCTGCGAGTGGATGGATAAAACCTAAAAACCTAAAGCTAGAAAATGATGAACTTTTTGCTCTCATAGAATGGACTCCAAAAGCAAAAGAGCATATAGAAGCAAAAGAGTACAGATATCTATCACCTGTGTTTATGAGTGATTCTTATGACACCGTAAGCGGTAGTTATATTGGATGGACACTTCATAGTTTGGCTCTTACAAATACTCCTTTTTTGAATGAAATTGGGACTCTGTTTGAAAATAAAAAACGAGAAATAGGAGAGAAAGATAAGCAATTGGTTAATCTTAAAGCTGAAGTTGAAGTATATAAAAAAGCTGAAGTTGAAAGAAAAGTAGATAGTGCGATTGTTGAACAAAAGATAGCACTATCTCAACGAGAATGGGCGATAGATTATGCATTAAAAGACACGGATGGTTTTGATAATTTCGTCAAGACACTTATTCCACTAAAATTACAACAAGAGCAGTTTAAAGGTGATGAACGAACACCACTACCAAAACGCATAAATATAGCAAAAGTATAAAGGAGAAAAATCATGCTATTTAATAAAACAGAAGAGAGACAAATACAAGACAGCGTAGTGAATCTATCACATCCACCTATTTTACAAGCAGTAAAAATAAAAAAAACAGAAGGGTTATTACGAAAAGGTACGATTTTGGGCTTTAATGAGATAACAAAAGAGTACGAACCTTATGTCGCACATGAGAATATTGTTGTCTTGACTAAAGATATTAATACCGATATCGACGATATGGCACAAGTCATTAGACATGGGGTCTTAAACTCGGCTTCAATAGAAGTGGATAAAAGTAAAATCGCTTTGTTAGCTAAAAATGCTATCTATATTTTTTAAGAAAGGAATTAGATGTTAAGAGAAATAGTAACCGAAACAAGAGTAACAGAGGCTCTAAATAATCTCCCTGATGCCATAAGTCCAATCATGGATGAATTTTATCCAGTCGCCTCAAGAAGAGTTCATCCGTCTAGTTCTATTAGAATTGATGAGATTAGTAAAATTGCTAGAGCTGTCCCAGTGGTGATGAGAGGCACTATGCCTATAAGTTTAGGTGGAGAAAATGGAAGTATCAATAAAATTGAGCCACAACCTATTGATGTTGTAGATAGCATCAGTGGAGCAGAACTTAACGACCTCAAGCACTATAATGGCACAAGTCAAGATTTGTGGTTAGAAAATAAAATGTTATTTGCCAGAGATACCATCAAGATGACATCTGAAGCGTTATGTATTCAGTCGCTTAGTGGCTCAATCAAATTTCCACTAAAAACAGAAAGTGGTTTAGAAGAATATCAAATTAAATTTGGAGATATCCTTACCGTAACACCAACAAAAAAACTTAGTGAATCTGGAGCAACGATTAAAGACTTATTTTCTACACTTAGAAGCATGAAGAGAAAATTAAAAGAGAACGGAAGAGGTAGCGATATAGTCTATAAAGCATCACCTGATTTATTTGACAAGATTGTTGAGTTAGCAGATAAATATGTGCAAAATAGCTCATTGGCTGTAAAAGTAGAAGAAGATAGCGTTATCGTTGGTGGATTTAAAATCGTAGCCTTTGATGAACAATACTATGACCCAAAAACAAAAGCTTTAGTAAATGGACTTGCAAGTGGCACATTAAAGGCTATTAGTAAAGCTGGATTTGCATTTAGATATCTAGCTCTTGATGATATTGATGCTGGATTAAAAGCATTGCCATTATTTTCAAAGCCTGTAAAAAGAGAGATTCCGAGTGGATGGATTATAAATACGATGAGTAAACCTTTACCAATCCCTGACACAAAAGGGATTTGTGACGCTATCTTGTTGTAGTTGTGGTTTTTTGCGACCTCAACCCAAAGCCCATAGAAAAGCAATTTAAAAGGGTTATGGTAGTTGTGGTCGCCTTGGTAGCAAAGGAGAAAAAAGAGATGATATCAGAAGAATTATACAAAAAAGTAAAAGAAAAAATTGTTTCTGAAGAGGGAACTCGAAATAGGATGTATAAAGACACTAGAGGCATCCCAACTATTGGCATCGGACACAATCTCCTTGACAATAAAATCTCTAATGAGACAATAGATGTTATTTTTAGAGATGACCTTAATGAAGTAACAAAACAACTTGATAATGAGTTTTCATGGTGGAGAGAGCATCCTGAAGAGGTGCAGATATTTATGATTGACTTTGTGTTTAATGTAGGCATCAATACAGCAAAAAGTTTCAAAAATACTATGCAACTTATACAAAACAAAAAATACAAAGAGGCTTCGGAGAGCTTGATGAAAAGTAAATATGCTCAACAAGTATCAAATAGAGCAAAACGAAACAAAGAGCTTTTAGAAAAAGCAGAAAAATAAAAAGGAGAGTAAGATGATAAATAATGACGACCTATTAAAAGAAGTGAGCATCGAAAGTCTTACTCAACTCTCCGACCTAAATGCCACAGGATTTATAAACCAAAATGTCATAGATGATGCTATTTTTGATTCTATTTCTCTTCTTGAGTTTTACATAAAAGAGATTCCAAGCGAACCCACACATCTTATCCGTAAGGTATTGTCGGAGTTAACCATAATAGAGCTGAAGAAGAAAAACAATCTACCAATAGATAAGGAATCACAAGTGAGACTTGACAAATTACTTGAGAAAATGAGCAAAGAAAAATCTTCTTTAAGTCAGGCAACAAGTGATAAAAAAAGTAGCGATTTTGCATTTAAACTAAGAAAAAAGAGACTCTATGACACTGTATGAAAAAAATATATCGATTGCAA